ATCAGAATTTATTTTCTTTAACGCAATCATATTATCCCAATAATCAGTCTCTTCCGAAAAACTATCTTTGGGAGATGGTGGAGTTGTATTCCAATCAGTTGCAATATCAGTGGGATTTGTTAATCCAACAAAAGAATAATATGCATTTGTACTAGAAGTTACTCCAGCAATAAAATTCTTTGCATTTAATATTCTTATCTGATCAGTTATTATGGCAGCCATTTGGACAGAGATTTTTCTTTATTTATTAATGATTTGATCAAGGAGTTTTATATTGCTTATATTTAAGAGAAGCAGATCTTCTTACTACTGGTGAAGTAGATATTCCACCCGTTCCTCCTAAAGTATATGCATTATAAGTATTACTTTCAGATCTTGAAACTAGATTAATTTTACCCCAACTATAGGATCCAAAATAATTACCAGTTTGAATTCCAGCACCAGTGAATGATGGCCATTGACCACTCCAAGTATTAAAGTTAGTTACTTTAACAAATACCCTATTAAGGTGAGTAGTGCCTATTCCAACACCTGTGGTTCCGACTCCAGTAGGAGCTTGAACTATTTCAAAATTGTTAACTTCATAAACGTTATTTAGGAATTGAGTTCCAACTCCAATAACAGCACCACCAGTATCAACAGAATTGATTGATGTAGTTGCACTACCAACTGTAGAATTATTAACTATAAAGAAGTCACCAGTTGATATTCCACTAATAGTAACTGCTGTACCAGTAATATTAGAATCTCTTAGATCTGATGTAAGAGGAATATGTAAGTCAAATATTAATTGATAGTTGGTTGAACCAGCTCCAATTGTAGTAGTACCAAATCCAACAATAATACCAGAATCACCTTGATAGTAATCAACTTTATTTTCCTCTTCAGACCATACTGGAGGACTGATAAGAACCATAGGTGGATTGGATGATGTATATCCAGCACCAACACTAGTAATTGCAATACCAGTAATAGTACCAGCAGCACCAATTATTGGAGATCCAAAAGCAGTTGTAGATGTTGAACCCACACCAACCTCAGTACCATTTAATGATGTAGTAGCGAAACTTACTGTAGCAGTACTATAACCAACACCACCTGTTGAGATAGCAACAGAAGAAATTGTTCCTAAACCAGATACTATTGCAGTACCAGCAGCACCAATTTTATCTTCTTGAGAAACTATCTTAACTTTCTTCTGGAAAACAAAGTCATCAGATGTTGGTGATACATTATTAACTTCGTCATAAGGATCAAAGTATGGTCTTGCACTTTCTACATAAATGACAGTTGATCCAATTCCAACAGATTTAATAATAGGTGAATAGGGATTAATGACAGGTTCATATATTTCTCTATCTTTTCCTACACCCTTTTCATTAATAATCTTATCTTCAGTTTGCCTACACCAGTTAATTGGTCTTTCTAAAGAAGAATCATTACTATTTCCTGGACCATAATATGGTGTAGTTGAAACAACATCTGTAGAATCAACACTAATTGGAACTCTAGCAGTTTCTTGCAACCAAGTATCCTGAGTTTGTAATCTTCCTATGGTTAATTCATCACCTTGTTTTACAGTTTCAATAACTTTTCTTTCAACAACGTCCTGAGACCCAGTTCCTTTATAGAAAATAATTTCAATAGTATCACCAACTTTAGGTGCTTCAGTAAATGTAATTATACTACCACCAGGGAACTTATATCCTTTACCAGGAACTTGAGGAATGTTATTAACAAATACAAGAAGAACATCCTGAACATCAATCTTTGATCCTTTCTTAGCAACAATTGAAACAGTTTCATTATTAAGTGTTAGTGGGAAATCAACTTTACCACCATCAATTAGTCTTTCAATATTATCAAGAACTTCTAATTGACCAACAGACCATGCAGTAAATTCATCATCAAATACTTTTTCAATATCAATTACAAATTCTGTAAATGTCTTACTAGGATCAGTTGGAATACCTGTAGTACCACCAATAGGAACTGTTAATTTTTCAAGATTACCATAACCACTACCAGTATTTTTAATAGTAAAGTTAACTACACTAGAACCTTGACCAACAACAACATCAATAGTAGCATTAGTTCCAACACCACTAGATGTGTCACTATATTCTAAATTAATATTAGAATAAGATAATGGATCATCAAAGACTACCTTATTATATCCTTCAACAACTCCACCTCTAGCATATTCATGATTTCGAGTTGATATTCCAGTTTGAGTTTCAAATGTCTTACTATCAATAACACGTAAAACCTCACTTCCATTTGCTGCAACATCAAACTTGCTTGCAGAATTGTTATTTAATCTAGGAGCTATAATAGCAGACTGAACTGATCCTAATCCAACATAGAAAGTTGGTACAGTAGATACTCCAATATTACACTCAAATGTAGTAGTTCCTACACCAACAGCAGTAACT